TCCCAGCGGCCTAGTTTATATTGCGGCATATAACGAGCATATGGAACTTCAAATTTTAAACTATTACTAAGTTTTCTTCTTACGTCAACAGGTAGTCCTTCTAACTTAATATTAACTTCGTCTTGTATTATTAACCTACAACTAGGCATGTATTATTTTTCCTATAGTCTTGTTCCAATAAACTGATGAGCTACTATCTTCATATATTATTTGAAGATCAAACTGTTGTATGTAGTTTGTTACATTGTTATACGTTAGTCCTTTGCCGCCAAAACTAATAACAGTTCTCGGAAAAAAACCTTTCTGTAACAAAGGCTTAGGCAGTTTATTATTGTTAATATACACTAATTTGGTGTTTTTGTCAACCGAATTATTAAGGTTTTTTTGACTTATCATTTCATTAAATGGATTTGTAATTTTTTTATCTTCTTCTGGTATCCATGTATTTTCTAGTCTAAAACATACACTAGTATCAATATTACTAACTATGTTTTGGAAATGGTGTTGGCAAACTGTTAATTGGTCTAAAGCATTTTTATTTTCAAGAACAATTAACACAGGAAATCTATTCAATTCAACAATTGAATTAACTATTTCATCAAAATTAAATTTACTATTTAAAACAACTATACTTGAATTTGTTCTATCGATAATTTTATTTGACAATACACTGAAATTACTTTTACTCCTGTGTAATTCAGTTTGATCAAAATAATTCAATCCAAACAGATGTCTTCGATCATAATACAAGGGTAATGTATGTTCGTCGCAGGCGCCAATTTCATCTTGTAAAATATCAATAACTTTGTCCGGAACATTTTTTAATTTATAATCATATACACCAGGAACATATTTTTCTCTATCTATTTCGTACTCCATACATAAGTCAAATATTTCTGTAACCAGTGGATCTATTTCAAATTTGTGTTCAAACTTCCGTGCTATTTGAACCAAATTAACAAGTGTCATAGGATCGTATGTCCATTCATGTTTATTTTTACCATATGAGTGACTTGATGGATCTAGTTTTCTTACTTCTTCAATCCTGTCTATAATCTTTTTATTGAAAGGAAAACGCATTACAATTTTTCCCTTATCAATCTTGAGTGTGTGACTTCTGTCTATTTCTCTAAGCGGATATAATAATTTGTCCTTACCGTCATCTATATCTATGCCATGTGATTTAAATTGTTCTCTATAATTTTCTAATTTTTCTAGCACCAAGGAGTATTGCCTGTCAGTCATAGCAATTCCTTTAGATAATTGTTTGGCTATACTTTTCAGTATTTTAGCATCTTGTTGTAGTAATGAAAACCCATTATCTAACAACTTTGGCTGAAAAGGCTTAGGTATAATTATACCTGTAAGTAGAGATAAAAGGCCTTCACAATGTTGGCAATGTTCTTGCGGATTTAATTTCATACATTGATTATACTAGATTATAGTACAGATGTCAAGCGTTTTAAAGGAAGTCCTTGCTCAATTTCATCTAACGTCCATTCGGTGTAAGCAAGATCATTTAGCCATTGTGTTCTGTCGGGCATAGCAGGAACATTTATGCCAGCTAAATTTGTGCTACCTACATCGAAAGCTAGACTGTCAGGTCCTACAAATACAGGTACACCGTTAATGACAGCATGTGAAGCAGGATTGCTAGACCAGTTAACAACTGCGTATGCGTTAGTTGGATCGAAGTCATAGTCGTCATAAGTTCCTTCAACATGTTTAGGATTTTGTATAATAACGTTTTTAAATTTATTTTCTAAACCTTGAATAGGACATCTTGGATGTGGACGTACAATTATTTTTCTGTTTGAATGTTGTCTTATTAAATCTATAGAATCTGTTAACCATGTTTGGACAGACTTCTGATTACGCCATTGATGACTTTTTTCATGTTGGCAAGCAATTATTATATCACCATATTCATTATTATATTGCCAAGGTTTTAATTCTAATCCTAGTATCTTTACTCTAGTATCATCGTTGCCCATTGGTCCAAAGTTTGCTTCTCTATTAATACCATTGAGTCCTATCTTCCAAGTAATACCTCTTTTGATACCACCTACCTCTAATACTATAACTGGTTTTCCTTGTCGTTGGGCTTCGTCCCATACAACTTTGTTTGGAGCCATACGACCATGCCATAATACACTCCAAATAACATGTATATCCCCATCCATATCATTATACAAAACAGAGTGGCCGTGATAAAGAAGGCTAGTAGCAAAGGCAGTAAAAACAGGTTTAGAATTAAGTGCACCGTTATTTGTCCATAAACTAAATTTCATTCCAATATGCTTCTGTTCTATTTACCATCAGGTCTTTTGGTAAACTTTTTTTAGTATTTTTTCTAGCACCCTTCATATGATCTATCCATTTTCCAAGTTCACTGTTTATTAGTGGATGTCCACCTCCGCCGGTCTTGGCAGTCTTTACATACATCTCAGCACTATAATCTAACACCTGTGGATAATATTCTTTCATAGAATTAAGTATACCGCCAAACACAAAACTATCATGCCACTCTTCTAATTTGAAAATTCCGTTCTCAGCATCTTCGTACACACGTTCAAATTCTTTTACAAAATCTTGGCATATTACATCTTTCATATTCAAACCATAAAAGCCACATTCAGGCCAAGTTTGGGAACCTTTACCTCTACCAACATAAGTTATCCATTTGTCATTTGGCAGTAACTTCATAAAGTCGTCATATGACCAATTACTGTGTACAAATGTATCAGCATCCATCCATACTACCCATTTGTCTTTATGTTTTTCACAAGCGTCATATACAGCATAAGTTTTGTTAGCAAATCTTATAGCGTCCCATTTAAATTTTTTATGATGATCTCTTGGACGCCTAGCTTTTATTTCATCAGGTGGTATGCCGTTAGCTCGAGGATCATTTTTCCATTTGTTTTTGAAAGCATTTAATTTTGGAAGTTCTAGTTTAGCGTCATATACTATAATTTGATTTGGATCAGGATTTTGTACAACGCAATCTTCAGCATAAACAAGTAATGGAATTCTTTTGTCAACTTTTTGAGCAAATGAATCTATAAATCTTTGTCCATAAAGATCTAATCCTTCTTTATGAAAAGTTGTTAATACTACTGCTTCGCCCATTGTTTCATATGCCTCCAACATTCACCTGATCTTATTTCGTCTAATCGCCAATGGCTCATTGCTAATCGTCTTAGCCAACTTTCTCTGTCAAATTCATAATTAGGTTTTTCTATACTACGTAAATCTGTATTAGCTACATCTTTAGCTTGACTTCTTTCAGGATCTAATAAAAATATAGGTACTCCTTCTATAGCAGATACAACACCCGGACTGCTATTATGACTAATGACAGCATAAGCATCATGTAATTCTTTCAACAAAGATACACTAGGTGAAGAAATTTTTACTTTATGTCCTATTGCTTGTAACTGCATAATATGCTTGGCAATTTTTTTATCTCCTGGATGGAATCTAACCATAATTGGTCTGTCTGTGAATCTTTTTACATCCTGTAATAATACATGTAACCATTCAAGAACACCTTTACCATTCATACTCCAACCACCGTCTCTTTGACAAGTAACAAGTATATAGTCACCGTGTTTTTTCCAAGGTTTGATGTTCAGTCCTAATATGTCTTTCATTCGTGCCCATCTTTGGGGATCTATTTTTGAGTCACAGTATTCACCTGTGTTGGGAAATATACCATCATAACTGTATCTCAAATATGTATTTTTATTACCTGGATCATAAGCTAAAAATAAATTAGCGTCAGCTATGATAGTTCTTCCGCCAATACTTTTTTGGCTACTTAGTACGTTCCTACGTAAATTTAAGTGTGGAACATGTTTACTGCCTGGGTGAACATATCCTTGTAATATTGCTACATCAGAAGGTTCGTATTGAAATGAATTAATTAATTGTGCTTTGTCTCCTGACTTGGAAACTCCCTCTACAAAGTATTCTAACAGTTTAGGTTTTTCTGGATTTTTATTTCCAGGAGGAATAGCTTTCAAGTAAGCGTTTACTTTTAAATTAGCTTCGGTCATATAGCTTAAACTCCTCTATAAATCTCAATGCTTGTCCAGAAGCAAATTCAGGAAGGGTGTATTGACAGTATGCTAGATAGGAGAGTAAATTTAAAAAATCAGCTTCTTCTGGATATGTAGGATTTTCAATTTGTGATAAATCCTTGTTTGCCATGCTATCTACACAGCACGGAGCCATAGTAAAAGCAGGAATGCCATAGTGCATAGCTTCAAGTGCCGCCATGCTTTGATATGTTACTACAGCCCAAACCTGTCCTCTTTTACACTGCATCGCCACTGAATTATTTTTTATTCTATCAGGACGTAATCCTTTATCTCTTATGACGATGGGTCTGTCAGTATATTTTTTTATTTCAGTTAAGGTATTATTAAGCCATTCATCTCTAGTAATATTATAAAACGCACAAGGTTTTTCTGATGGAGTAACAAGTAAAATAGGACCATTCTGTTGTGCTTTTGGTTTCTTTCCTAGATAGTGCATATAAGGAGCTATACGACACACTTCTTTAAATCTATCTATAGGCCATATTTTTCCTCCGTTGAATAATGGCAATACTGTATGCTGTATGTTGTTTTTTACTACCCTATACCAAATTTTCTTCTTGTCAAGATTGCCCATATATCCGTTATCAATATAATAGAAAGGTCTACCAGTTTCCCAACACTTACGTATTTCTTTACGTTTTGTCATGCTTCGAAATGATACAGGAATATCAACAGGCCACGGACTTGTTTCCACCTTGCTAGAAATTTGCTTTCTATCAATGACTAATGCGTCAGTGCCTTGTTGCCAATGTTTTAGGATTTCATCTGTCCCGTCCAACATTAACATTTTAGGCATGACCATTTCACTCATCATTTGCTCCATGCATCATATTGTGTAATTCATTTTTCCACAACTGGTGGAATGGACAATATCTATAATTTTCAAACCAAGGACCACCTTCTGTATAATGTATTAATTTAGGTTTATCAATATCATCATATACTCCTACAAGATAGTTCCATGTATGATCTATATTTCCAATTTCTTCATCTTTAAGCCAACTGAACCTGTGCATATATGCGCCATTAAGTTCTTGATTGTTAACAAAATCTTGTGTAACAACTTTATTGCTTGGATGTCCACAGTTCCATAGTACCATACTTGACCAATTTTTACGCGGATATATAGTTTGTTTTTGTCCGTCCATTTTAGTTGTTTCGGTCACTTTATAATCGTGTTGTACACACATCACAGCATATTTGTCATCAGCCTTTTCAAACAGCTCTTTGATATCTGATGTTAGTATCATATCGCTATCCATAAACACAGCCCAACCTTTAAAGTTTGTTAGCTCTGGTATCAAGAATCTTGTAAACGTAAATTCTGTCGATGCTAATTTATCTACAGGGCGTGTGTACCATCCAGCATCTCTAAGCTCTTGTTGTTTTAATGGTCTCACGTCAGCTTCTGGGGATTTAGAAATTATACTATGTTTACATACTTGGTAAGCCATATCTTCTCTTGTGTCGTATCCTACAAATATTTTCATCAGTCTCTTCTTTCTATATCTTCTTCAACACATTCGCCCCATTGAACTTCTAACACATGAGCATCTTCGTCTTCGACATTGGATGCCTTGTGCCATACTTCTTTATCTATTTCATAATGTAAAGAATGGGGTTTAAGTTGAATACTTTCTTTTCTGTCATTATAATCAGTTTCCATAGTCACCTTACCTTCTAAAATACTCCATACTTCCGAGCGTTTAAAATGCCTTTGATCACTAAGACTTTTTCCAGGTTTAATTACAAGTTCTTTAACCTTATAACCTTTTTCTGGTTTATCATCAAGCACTCTCCAGTAACCCCAATCTCTAATTGTCTTTTGTGTTTTCCATTCATCCAAAACCCAACTACTTGAATTAGTTTTATTATCACCTCCTACACCAAACTCAAAACGTATCTTGTCATGGTAGGTATTCATTTCAGGAATATTATCTTTTGTTCTATCTCCGCCATTAGCAAAAATTATTTCTTCGCCATATCCTGAAGTTGCCATAAGTTTAAAAATAGCTCCACAAGCCGTATCGTCACTATCGTCCCAAGTCAAAACTTCATCAACTACAGACAATGCTTTCACCAATGTTAAACGTTCTTGTAGAGGCATAAATGGTCTACCCTTTTTACGTGTCAACCAATCATCAGAATTTAATCCAACAATAAGTTTATCACCAAGTTGTTTAGCGGCTTCAAAGTATTTTATATGGCCTGAATGTAAAGGATCAAAGCCTCCGGTTACTAAGACTACTCTCATAGTTATACTTATATTTTACTATTACTTGCTGGTAGTTGATTTGATACCTTGACATTTTGTTATGTAAGGTTTATAGCATCTAATCCAAGGACATAATTGTTTACACATGATAGCATCGTTTGGCCACCATCCAATTTCTTCTTGTAATTTCATAACTTCGCGAGCCGCTTCTGGATATATTATATAAGCACTATGACCTGGTAAACCTTGTGGCACATCATTACCTGTTAACCAAGGCACTTCATTTATTCCATTGTGTAGTTTTTTGTCGTATTCCTTTGCCGAAAATGTAGCACCAATAGGATCATTGATACTTACAGCACCATTATCAGGAAACCATTCTAAGATACTTAAATCAAACTTTTTTGTAAAGATAGCATCATGTTCTAATATTAAAATAGGTTGGCCAAGCGTGGCACATTTACGCCAAAGCATATAATGACTCTGTGCGGCCGCAATACGTTTGTTGTTGTCATAAGTTTTATATGCTGACAGAAGTAGTCCTGTTTTAGCACATTTTTTCTTTTTTCTTAAAGGCCAAGTGTAATTTACTTCCCACATATTTTCTGGAGTAATAGCAGGAAACTTTTCTACATCAAGATCTGATTTTGTATCTATAATGCTTTGTAAACATCTGTCAGAAAATTTTTCGCTATCTTCATGATCTTGGATGTATATGATATAAGCATTCATTTGTTTTGTATTTTTAATATGTAACTATCTGGAACTGACTTTGAACTGTAATCCCAATGAGTAACCTTGTGTGCTTGAATTGTGTTCATTAAGTTGTTATACTTTTCCATAGTGAAATCATTTGGGTGACTTGTAATCCAATGATGATTTTTATCAACCTTATCAAGCATCCACACATCTTCTATATAGTAAGCACCGCTAGGTTTTATAAATTCAAATAACTGCTGGAAAGTCAGTCGTTGTCCTTCAGGAGTATGTAATCCGTCATCTATAATAAAATCAAATTTTATGCCTTCATTTTTAAAATGATTATTACAAGATTGTGATGTGCTGTCAAGTTGAGCCCATTGTACTCTTGGATTTTCTAAACAAGGCAAATCTATTGCGTTTACTCTTTCAAATGTATCGATTGTATAAATTTGAGCTTTAGTAAAATACTCTAACCAAGCGTTTGTGCTTTCACCTTTAAATGTTCCTATCTCCAAAATATGTATAGGATCATTTCTTTTTGCTTCAAAATCTTTTTGATACAGTTCCCAATATTTGTGTTTGATTCCTTTATCACATTTGTGTTTTACAAAAATTTCTTTAAGTTCCATTTATGTCTCCAAAACTATTTAATCTCTTGAGCAAACCCATGAACACTAGTATGAATAACGTTGTAAGGAGCACTTAAAACTTGATACCAACCCCATTCGCTAGGTAGTAATTCAGCATTATTGACTAGACTGCTTACGAGCTTAGTATCAAAATGTTTTCTATGATGTATGATCAAAGCCTTAGGCAGGTAATGATACCAATCATCACTAGTAGCATTGTTATCTTTTGCTAACTCTTCTATCTTGCCAGACCCAAACTTTGGTCCTCTGTTGGATCTAGTCATGAAACCCACGGGACCTTTTTCGTGTGCTTTACGCAACCAATGATGTAAATTTACCTGACTGTCTATTTGAGTATTCCAATCTACACGTATGATAAGATCAAAATCTTTAGGTATTTTTCTTAGCAAGTCACAATGTTGAATTATTGGAACAATACCGTCATAAAATTGATCCCAAGTAGATCTATCGTTAACGTATTTTGTAAATTTTCCATGTTTACAAATATTCTTTACATCCATTGGATGATAATGCCATTTAGGATAGTGCATAGTGTAAAGATTTTCATGATAATCCTTATCAACTAAATTTGTTTTATTTGAAAAAGTGTGATAGTAATATGTACCTTCGGGCAGTTTATTTTTAAGTTGATTAACTATCGAACTATTTTTATCGTTGACTCCTGATATACAAACAGCTAATCTCATTTGAAGAACCATTTAATAATATTTTTAGCAAAATAAACTTGACTTTTTACTCCAGGATGTGGTCGTGTTTTTCTTTGTTTATCTAATCCATCATCAATATGAAAATCGTTTAAAAAGTTGAAAGTTCTTGCTTGTAGTGTATCTATCTTAAGTTTATTGAAAACATCTTTGTATTCCTTTATACTGTGTTCCATTATCAAATGAATACTTTTTACACCTTTACTTAATAAAAATGAATGGATATAATTTATTAATACACTATTCTCATACACACAATCATAATCAAAATGAAAATCTTCATAATACGTGCTTATCAAATTTATAATATCGTGTTTGTCTTTATCTTTAAATCCGTCCCAGAAATCTGTTGGCATATGATCTTTGCGAATAAATGAAGGCATCATATGTAACTTGTGATCAGAAAAACTGCCCCAGTGATCATGTTTCCTATCCTTAAATATAGTTTTCCGTTCAAAATTACTCCATAATATTATAGCAACACTATTTTCTTTAAATTTGTAATTTACAACTCTATCAGCAATCATTTTATTACCGGCACCTGGAATAGCTTTGTTATCTATTGATTTAAATTTTAAAAATGTTTTTAAATGATTTGGCCAAGCTACCTTGCTTGGTTCTGTACCAGGACCTATTTTATTGTTAGGATCTATACAGTCAGGTAGTCCATGGCCGTAAGTAAAGCTACAACCAAAAGAAACTAAATGGTGATTGGTACAATCCATGAATTATCCCCTAAAGCTCTGCGACAGCATAAAAGGAATGGTTTAAATCATATCCTTGGGTTACAAATACTTTATTAAATTTTTTGCTGTTAAAATAATCTTCTAAGTGTTTTGGTTCTAGTATATGGACATGTTTTCTGTTATTCCATGGTTTCCAATATCTTTGATCAGGGTGTGGAAGATATAAAAATAAGATTCCGCCTTTATGTAATCTAGTTGTCCAATGATTCAATGCTCCTACCCAGTCATTGAGATGTTCTAAACAATGTGAAGAAAATATATAATCAAATTTTTCATTAGGTAGATTAAAAGCATCGTATTCATCTGGCATCACTAGATCTATCATTCTTGCTCCTGGAAAAGCCCACTCTTTCCTATTTGGCCCTATATCCAATCCGTTGCCTGTTAAAATTTGTTTAGCAAAAGGAAAGGCATATTGTGCCGCAAAACCTTTAGACTGTAATTCTAAATATTCTTTACCATCATACTTAATTGTATTCATTAATTTTTACTCCATTATCCTTAAACATCTTAAGATGATGTTCCCATTTATCCCATGGTCTATTTGTATATATGTAGATATCTTCCGGCTTAAAAAAACATTGAGCCAAGTGCATATATCCACTATCTACTCCTATGTGTGCCCTTGCTTGACTCATGGCATAACCCGCCCAAGGAGCTCTTTTAAGCAAAGGATGTGTTGATTCTCCACCAAGTGTTACAATTTCATATCCTTTGTTATTCCAATAACGTTTAATTGAATCTAATTGCCAAGGTTTTAACATTCGCTTTCTAGCACCTGCATCAACTTGTATGGTTACAAATTTTTCTGGTAGTATGGACTTTGCTAATTCTATATCAGGGCATTGTGGTTTGATACAAGGATATGATTTCATATATTCGTCAACATAAAAACTTGGTTGTAAAACTTTTTGTATTTTGCCTGGATATTTTAAATAATAATGAAGTTCAGCACTAGGATGTTTTTGTAGTATAAAATTAAAAAATTGCCTGTCATGATCGCTTTCCGGAACAAACTTGTGGAAATTCAAATATACAGAATCACGTGGAAATAAATTAATTACCTCATTCCAAGTTTGTGGTTTATCTTTGTTATATTGATGTGATGCTATATGTAGAGTAGCAGGTTCACCGTAGTGTTGGCCGTAATTATATGTAAGCAAGGTTGAATGAACTATATCCCCGAAACCAGGACAACCATACGGCAAATCTTTAATCCTAGTACTCATATATCTCATTACAACATGTTTCATTATTTTCTCTCCAATACACAATAGCCATAACTTTTATCGTCTAACGTGTGCATTTTAAATTTACCTCTTGCTACACATTCATCTATAGCTCTCCGTATCTCGTGATAATTAGCATCATGAAATACCAAATATTTGTTAACACTATTTTCATATCTAAGTACTTCTCTGTTAACATGTTTGTAATGATGTAGACTATCTATTAAAGTCATATCAAACTGTTTAACAGGACAAAGTAAAGAGTCCTGTTCAACTAACGTAGCATTGTAGTTTACAAAAATGTGTTTATGTGAATTTAAATGCTTGAATGAAATATCTATGAGTTCGGCTTTAATTTTAGGATTACCTGTTAGCACAGCCGCGGCTGAACCTCCTTGCATAACTCCTAGCTCTCTATAACTTTCACACTCTTTTGCTAATTGTTCTAAGTGATCATAGTATCTTAAAAAATCATATGTATAATGCCCTTCATAAAAAGTCCTTATTTCTTTATAAAATTGCTTAAGGTCTTTTACATGACCAAAATCTTTTACGTTCATTTTATTGCCTCCATAAGTGCTGAAACATTTTCTCCTCTATTAGGAAGAAGATCTTTTAAAAAGAAATGTATAAAATAACCTTCTGCTAATCTATTATCATCTACGCCTTTATATAATGCGTTATATCTCCAGTCAAGATTTTTTGTAGGTATACCTTCTTTCTTAATCCACCAATTCAAAAGCATTTGGTCTGTTGACCATTTTTTATATCCTACACCATCTACAAAGTCTTTGAATTCTGGTCTAGAAATAAATTCTTTAGGAGTTTGGTTTTTTAAGAAAGGTATAAAATTATTTGTATTGATAACCATCAACCCCATATTATAAAACTCTGCTCCCAGATCATTCCATTTCCAGTTTACATCTGTTAATGGTTCAAAAGCCGCCTTAGAATATTTTCTTATTTTACTTTTGTATTTTTTAGCACACGGTAATTCTCTTTCAGCCACAGCACCGAAAGCAAATTTATTATCTAGTGTATCAAAAATATTTGGAGCGTTAGGACGTATATAAATGTCACTGTCTACTATTGCTACTTGATCAAAATTAGGTAAATGAGTGAAAGCGTTTTCTTTTTCATATATAGGCAGATACCCAAGGCGTTCTACAGCTTCTTTACTTCTACCTGTTCTTGATATATCAGGTCTAATTTTCAAAATAGGATCATTTTGTACTATATGTGTTATATTATATTTTAAGCAATAATCTTTTACACTTTGAATACAATGTTGATATAGATTACTTTGTTTCCCTACAGCAACTTGATATATCATTCTCTTCATTACAAATCTTTCGTAAAACTCATTTTGTCAGACTTATAGCTGACTTTGTTATTTAAATCAAATTTCATGTTAACAATACCGTCGCACAACATCCAATCTGCTGGCATAGCACCATTTGTGTGTACCCAATCTAGCATTTTCTTTGCTCCACTTGGACGTAAGATGTATGCTCTAGCACCTTCATACCAATTTCCAGGAGGTATTGGTTTGGCTTTCTTAAAACCTTCGAATTTGTATACATCACATATTTCAGTTTGACCCATGGGTTTTTTAAATATAACATCGTGTTCAAATATACACATGGGTGTCTGGCTTACAAAACATTGTTGCCACAGCATATATTGACTTAGAAAACAACCTGCTGTGCCTGGACGTTCCATAAGCCTTTTTGCTTTTTTACTTCCGCTGTATATCTTTAAATTATGATTACTTAGAGTATCTACGTTACCGTTTACTCCTGGATATAATTTTACATTCCATCCGTGTTTAACAGCAGATTCAAGAGCCCTTTGTGCCATTGTTACACTATTATCATATTCTGGTAGATAAATCAAATATCCGATCATGGTAAATTTAAAACTTCTTTCCGAACTTTTTCTTTCCAGTGTACCGGTAACCAATTCATTTGTGCCGCTTTGAATCTCTTATCATCTTTTTTACTACCCTTGCCCGTAGAAAAAATGTCATGCTTTTTTTGTCCCCAAGCATTCCATTGATAAGGAATATAAGAATATTTTTCTCCCATAGCTGACCATTGATCCATTGTTGATCTTAAGATATCCTGATCTACAAACCAGTAAATTTCCTTCTTGAACGCTTCTATCATGTTATCACTGAATAATTTTCTAAATTTCAATCCTTTGTCTCCTGTTCCTAAACATAAAGCACTTGCTATAAACACACCCGGATCTTTAGGTTTAGGCATAACAGCAACCTCAGATGCTATTGTTCTAAAATCATTTTGATGAAAACCGTTTCGCAATATTGTGTCACAATCTAATTGAAATATATTTTGAAGTGGATTATGGAATAATTCGAAAAGTCTCATAAATCTAGCACTGGCTAGATAAGTTCTTCTAGCTATGTAATTATGATCTCCTGTTTTAAATATATCCTGTCCTTCTTTCATTCTTTTAATATTTTTGTCAAGATTTTTATAAAGATCCTCTTTTACATGTTCATATGAATATGTAAATTTAAAATGTTGTGATAGATAATCTAAAACTTTTTGATCCATATTGCCTTCATTTATAATATGACAATGAACATGTATCCAACCTATCGTTCTGTTAATGCTTTGTGCTAATGCGTAACCATGTCTATCAAAGTAATCATAATCGCAACTAAAAAATATTATATCTTCTGCTTTTTGTGGAACATTATGTCCATGTAATTTTGGTAAATCAAACATCTGGACTCATTCCCGGTCTATAAGCAAGTACAGCATTTTTTTCTCCTTTGCCTAATTTTCTAACCATTCTATAACCTATATCCATTAGAACATCTCTAATACTATCTCGTTGGTAACCATATCTTGTAGGATGTTCTTTTCTTTCATAAAGTATAATAGGCTTACATCTTCCTATTGTATCAATTGCTCCTTTAGCAACTAAAGGTTCATATCCTTCAGCATCTATTTTTATAAAATCAACATTTTGTAAATTAAAAGAGTCTAAAGTTTTTATTTTAAATTTTCCATCTTTTTTATCTGGGTCGACATGTGTGCCGAAACTTTTGTTTGTTGTTTTAATACTTACTGATTTTTCAACATCGCCTAAGCCAACAGGATGTGTAGTAACGTTGTACACTTTTTTCATTGCTAGGTTTTGTTGTATACAAGGTAATAAATTTGTATCTAGTTCAAACGCATGAACATGTTCAAATGATTGACTTAATCTAAAAGCAGTAATACCAACATGGGCTCCTATATCGACTGCTATTCTTAATTTGGCACAATGTGAGATTGCTGTTTGTAGTTCTAGATTTTGATATTCTTCAATTTGACCCATACCTTGTTTCTTAGCACTCTTAAGGCAAATATCATTTGGTAAAGTAATCCATCCATCTAGTTCTGTATAATTCATTTTTCAACCTGATAATCAAAAGTACATTTCCATGCTAACCCATCTTGGAACTCAGTCCTACTAAACTGACTCCAAGATATGTGTTCTAACATATCTTGTCTATCAAAGCTGTGTTTATTTTGCCAATGTTCAACAGCACTTTGACCTAATATTTCTATTGGTTTTCCTAAACACAATGCTTCAACTGCGGCCATACTATGGTATGTAATGACCTTTTTTGCCTCTCTCATCATTGGTAATATCTGTTCAAATCTTTGCCTTCGTTTGCCTGCTTTTTCTCTTACCTTTAATGGTATGTTCAAACTGTTATAATACAATAAGGTTTTTTCTTTCCACTTATCATAATCTTCTCCCAAGTATTTAAAGATATTTGACTGGTTGGGTAACACAATCAGGTTGTAATCTCCTTTTAAATTCCAATCGTCAGACCATAGCCTTTCGTCCATTTCAAGTAGATTAGCCCGGGAATAAGGAATATTTTTTACTTTTGTATTTTGTAATGAATTATAACTTATACGGTAATACCAAGGTGTTTTATGCCTATGGTTTCCAATGTATCCGTTGTCTATATGGAAAAAATTTAGATTCTTGTTTTTTATAATGTAATCGAAAACCCAATTATCAAAAGGGTGACTGAATGCTAAAAATCTGTCTTGTTCTATTTCTTCAGGACTGCTTATAGTTTTTACATCACAATTAGCATACAAAAATGTAAAAAGTTGCCCACGTAATTTTCTGCTATTTTCTGGAACTTGAAACTTATAATGAAGCATCTTCCATGCCTGCTACTCTCAACTTGACTACATTGGTGATCTGCCATTGTTTTTGATCAAGTCCTTTTAGCAAGCCGAGCCATTTATTTCTCAGAAGTGCAAACTCATTGATAATCTTTTCGTAGTCTACTACGTCAGCTTCACCATCAACATATTTTTCAACATCTCTACTAGATAAAGCTCTTTGATAATTTTCTAAATATTTTTTAAAAAATGTGCTACGTAATCTTCGTAATTCAATATTCAAATAATTTAGTATAGCTTCTATTTCTTGAAGCTGATTAAATCTATGTTCAACAATACCAGGAAGTTCTGCGGCCGAGCGTTCAACATTGCCTTTTAGCTTTGTTTCAGCACGAGCCGCAGTAAGTTCTGATTCGAAGTGTTGTATCGCTTCGGGGATCTTGTTTATGTCTCTACTTACTTTAGAGTAATATCCCATTTAATCGTCCCAGTTCTCTGGATCATGATCATCATAATCTTCTGGATCTTCCATATCAAGATAATAAGAAATTGCCGCATCAAGAAAGTCACAACTACCCATAGAATCTCTAAAAGCAGTATCATCTGTTCCAAAATCAGCACAGACATCAACATATTTTTCAGCTATAGTTTCTATGTGTTTTTTCTCGATACTGTCCTTAAAAGTATTCCAGATATCGACTATCATACTTGATTCCATTTTTACTCCTGTATCATTTCCTCGGGTTCATCGACCTTGGTATTTACCTCAGTAGTGTTTTCTATTTGTGAATCCGACATGACCATATTAAGTAGTTCTCCATCCCAGTTTTTGCGATACTCTTTGTGTTCTGTTCCTTTGGAGTCAATATACTTGAGTCTGTTTCCGTCTTTTACAAGAAGTCCTTGTTTTTCAAATAGATCAACAAGTCCACTATATGGATTCATACCTGTTTCATATGGAATCTTAACTTGTACACCTTCAAAAGGTTTAGCATATCTAGTCTTCATTACCTTACAACCAGCTCTAATACCTCTTACATCAGATACTTTATTACCATCTTCGTCTTCTTTTAGTTTTAGTTTTTTCATTGCTACAACAATTGAAGATGCGTAGATAAATCCTTGTCCACCTGATATCTTATCATCTGGATCAAACATATCTTGCGATGCGTATGTGTGGTTAGTTGCTACAAGTCCTACGTTGTGACTACCAAACATGTTAACACAGTTTCTTACAAGTGCTGTCAGTGCCTTAGGCTTTCTACCCATGTCACCTTTCATATCACCTTTATTAAACTGATCAACATCTGTTGGAGTCAGTAACATTCCTAAACTATCAATTACAAATAAAACTTTAGGACGTTCTTCTTCTTCCATAGATTTATAGTCTGTCATAAATGTTGATACTGTTTTAGCTACATCATCAATCATGGACATATTTAATTTAAGGAGTTTGTCTTCTCCTGTATCTACATCTAGTCTTTGTAACCAGTCTTCATCTAAAGCATTTTCTGAGTCTATTAATACTACAAAAATACCTTGTTCTTGTGCCGCCTTTACAATATTACCAGCACAGAAATAACTTTTTCCTGAACCTGATTCTCCTGCGAATACCGTTACTTTGCCTAGCGGTACACCTTTGTGGAAATCTCCGCTAACCAAATAATTTAATGCGTAGTTTCCTGTCGATATCCAATCTGTTGGATCGTTGAAACCAGCACTCATGCCTGTAATAGATTTTGTAAGTGCCGTTCTGAATTTGCTTGGATCAAATGCCTTTGCCATAATACCTCCTTAGTAAGCCTAGTGGGTGTTGCCACCCACTAGTATATATTGTTACTGTTGTTGTCTAGCACGGATCATGGAAAGGATGTCTTCAGCCTTACCACTTGTCGTTGCTGGCTCTTCAGCCTTTGGTGTTTCCACTACCGGAGTCTCTGCTACCGGAGCCTCCTGCTTTGGGGTTGTATCCACCTTAGCCGTAGACGCTTGAGCTACAGGATCACCCGTTCTCGCCGCCATACCAGCTGGACGGAAATATTGTCCGAAACGATCCATGTCGTATGCTTCACCATCGACACTTGCTTCGAACATTTCCTTCATTACTTTAACTTCAACATCAGAAGGCTTCTTCGGAAGGAAGTCACTTAGATTAAACAAGCCATTTGTTTCAATAGCTTTCATTTCCGCATCACCTAAAGGACGCTCACGTCTAGCCCAAGTTGAAGTTGAGTAGTCAGCATATCCGCCTTTAGTTGTTTTATTAAGACGGAAGTCTACGCCAGCAGTATAATCTGTTGGCAATTCTTCCATATCAGGATCCATAAGAGCCTGTTTAATAATTTGGAAAATCTGTGGACCAATTATAAATCTTCTAATTGGATTTTCTGGAGTAGAATCTTCACCAAGAGCATTCTCAGTTACAAATCCTTGAAAGATATATGATCTTTTCTTCCAATATTTACGACCCATGTCTTCAAGACTTGAATCTTTAAACCAACCACGAACTTCATTTAGAATTTCACAGCTATCACCATACATTTCCATACAAGGAATTTGTACTTGTACCGGACGACTATCAGTGTCGCCTTTTACTCCTGCGAAAGGCAGTTTGATCATCAAACGTTCTTTCCAGAAGAATGTATTGGATTCGTCACCATCAGGAAGGAAACGAAGAGTCGAGCTTTCGCCTTCTTTCATATTCCAAAATGGGTAAATTGCGTTGTCCCCGCCGGAGCTTTGTGAACCACCTGTGCGTGATTCTTGTTCTTTCAGTTTAGCTCTGATTTCTGCTAATGTTGCCATAATAAGCCTCCTTTAAATTAGCCTTTGTATTGTGCCTAAAAGTGTAGCACATGTCATACATACTACACGATAATATTTATAATGTCAAGCGTTTTTTTTGACTTTTTCTGAGTTTTGGTTATCTAAGTCCAGCAAGTTGCTGAATTCTAGCCATTTCTCTGTCTTGACCAGCTAGTAATTCGTTCATAACAACAGCCGCATCTTCTACAGAACCTTCACCATACTGCTTTTGTACTGCTGTCAATACTGCTGTTTCTCCCTTAGGAAATGAGTTTTGAGTGTAATCATACATGCTTTTTACAAACTCATCTATTGGAATCTCGTTCTTTTGCTTCATTTCATCACCCTGGCCTCCTGGGCTAAGATCGACAGTTTTAGCATCATCTGATTCTTTTTCGTCACCTCCAAATAAAGCTGAAATTCCTTTATATCCAAGATATAGTACACCCAATACAGCCGCCGCTGGTAGAGCATATTGTTTTGCTATGTTTGCTAATTCTCCTGCGTTTGGTAAACTAGGCATCATTGCTTTGATATCATCTGCTGTAGGAATCTTGTCCGCTAATGTATTAGCGTAATCTTTTACAGCATCTATGCCGTCACCTACTTTATCAACTGCGTAAGCACCTGCTCCTACTCCTACTGCTGTTTTTGGATTGTTCTTAATAATATTGGCTCCGCCTTTTGCTACTTTACCAGCGCCGTCAGCCGCTTTTTTACCAAGTTCTGCCATACCCTGTTGTACTTTAGGATCTTTGACTTTGCCCATTACCTTGCCAATACCTTTTCCGATCATTTTCAAAATGTTTTCATCAAGTTGTGCTTCTCCAATGCTATCCTTTACACGCATATCAGGCTTACCATATGAAGGATCATCGGCTTTTGACATATCATCAATGTCTTCTTCATCTAAACCGTATTTGTCCATAATACGTCCAATTTCAGAAAACATTGCCGCTGTTATTGGACTAACACCTGATTTGTTTGATCTAAAGTCTGCGTAGTCACCTTCTTGCCAATCCTGGTCTAGGCCTTTATAACCTTTCATTTTGTTAAATGCCATAACTTCGTTTTCGTCATAAGCATCTGACATAATGCCAGTATCCAATGTAGCACGTATCCATCCTTGTGCTAGATCATCACCATTTGTTCCTTTGTACTTGTTAAATTTGTTGAACCAATCTTGTACTTCTATTTGAGCCTGTTTCATTGCACCTTCATTGGTTTGGCTATCAGCTAGTAATT